TTATCCATCATATTGATTTAACCCTAAATCCGCCAATTATTGCGTTTTGATTATTATTATTAGCTGTAACATTTCCACCTGTGTTTTGCCAGACAACACCTTTTACCGTATCACCTACATCAAGTTTGACAATGCCATTAACTTCTAACCATCCATCTGTTCTGTTACCTCCAGAACTACCATCAATATACAAATGGTTATTCATACCAAGACCGTATAATTGCATTTGAATTTGTTCGCCACCACCCCAAGAGTTAGCACCATTAAAATAATTACCAAATTTTAAATACCATAATCCCGCACCTCCAGATTGAACTGTGTATGTATATGTGCCAGTATTAAACCCAGAATGAGAATCCATACTATCAATTAAAACATCAAATTCACAAGTAGTATCTGTACCATTAGAAATTGTTTGAGTTCCATCTCCTTTAGCCGCAAAGTAATGGTCATTAGATTCTCCAGCACTTGCCCAAGTTAAACCACCAGTATTTCCACTTTGAGCAGATAAGAATTGTCCATTTGTTGGAGCATTGCTTATTTGCATTTTAGCTTCATTGATTGCTTGGTCAACAACTTGACTTTGAGAAACAGTACCAGTTAATTTGCTAGTTGCCATAGCTGATATTTTTGCATCAGCAATACTCCCAGCCAACATATCATTGGTTACTTGTCCTGTTGCTGGTGCTTGAGTAGAAACAGCTTTACCTAAGTAAGCTACTTCAACAATATCTGATGATACTAAACTTGCACCAAGAGTAATTCTTGTAGAAGAAGTTAAAGTTAAATTTGTTGCATCTTGTTTAACATAATTCACCCATACGATTACATCTGCTAGTGAAGATATACTGTGGTTTAAATCTACATAAGCTGTAGTTATCCCTGTGTATCTTTCTTTAGCGTTGCTTATAAAACCACTTGTGGGTGCTGGTCCAATATAACTCATTAGCTTATATCCGTTAGTAATTCTAGTGAAACATCTAATAAACCAGAACTGCTTGAACTCTGCGCCTGAATTTTATCGGACGTGTTTAATACGATTTTTGGTATAGTTAATGCTGAGCCGACGGGTACTGGAACTTCTTTAAATTTAGTGAAAGTAGCCGTGCCACTTGCATCATATTTTTTTAAAGTTACATTTATCGACACTGACCCTGTATTAGCCAATGTGCCTGTTACAACCATCGATTTATTAGAAGCCGTGTAAATATCCGTCAAGGAAGCATTACTAATGGTTAATGATTTTTCATCAAAATTGTTTGCCATTTACTCTCCTTAACTTAATGCAATTGCTATTGCTGTTGAAAATCCAGTAGTTGCCTTTGCGTCTAACTGGGTCTGAATGGCACTCGTTACTCCATTCAAATAATTAAATTCTGTATTCGATATATTTGAGGTTCCACCAATTTTAGTCGCGTCAATATTATTAACCGCCAAAGTAATGGTTCCTGAACTGGTTACAGGCGAAGAACCTATCGTAAATTCTGAACCTGAAATCCCAACGCTTGTGACCGTTCCAGTGTTCGATGGAGTCACCTTGCTAAAAGATACACTCGTAGAACCTAAACTCATATCACTATCATTAGTATTTAACCAGATAGTGTCAGCGTTAGTTGAACCTTCTTGAATAATAACCATTTGACCAGCCATTTCACCAGCAGTATCAAAGTCTGTATCACGGGAAGCTGTTCCTGAAGCCACGGCTGTATAAATACCGTTTGCACTGGCTGTACTCTGGTTCTTAACTAAAATACGATTTCCTGTGGCAAGCGTGATGCCGTCCAATGTATCTCCATTTTGAAGATCTGCTGTTAAGTCAATGTTGGCTGTTGTTGCTACTCGGCATATTACTCTGGTTTTTAATCCAGCTATTAAATTGTCGGTGTACGTTTTCGTGGAAGCATCTGATCCATTAGAAGGAGAACCTAATCCTGTAATTGTTCCGCCTGTAATAGCCACACTGCTTGATGCTTGGGTTGCGATTGTTCCTAGACCTAAATTGGTTCTGGCTGTGGAAGCTGAAGCTAAATCAGACAGGTTATTAGCTTTAATTGCTTTAGCATCCAAGGCTGTTTGTACGTTTGCTGTAACAGAGTTAATATAACTGAGTTCACTATTCGTGACATCCCCGTTACCAATTTTTGTAGCATCAATTCCAGTAGCAAGTTGTGAGTCACTTACGCCTGCTGTTTTAACAGAAACGGCACCACTTGAAACATCAAAATCATTTGTACTGAATGATGCTATTCCTTTATTTGATACTGTTGCATCTTCACCAGCAAAAGTAACGGTCCCTGAACTTTCAGTTACGTCCATACCTTCGCCAGCACTTAATGTTAATGTTCCACCTAAAGCAACAGGTGATGTATTAGATCCATCGGAAACAGTAATAGAGGAATTAACTAATTCGGCGTTAGCCACCCCTGCGTCTTTTATGGTTGCTACCCCCGATGAAACAGAAAAATTATCAGAATGAAAGCTGGCTATTCCTTTATTGGAAGTTGTCGCATCTTCACCAGTAATGGTTATTGTATTTGATGATCCAGAGGTATCAATACCTTCTCCACCAGCTATGGTTAGTGTTTCTGAGTCAAGATCTATAGCAATAGTCCCTGAGTCAGTTGTAATGTCAACGTCTTGCGCTGTTAATTGTGCATCAACATACGCTTTAATACTTTGTTGAGAAGCAACCTTGGTAGCGCTATTTGAGGACATATCATCCTCATCAACAAAAGCTGATCCAGAAATTGCTGTATTAATAACTGGGGATGTTAAAGTTTTATTAGTTAAAGTAATTGAACCACTGTCAATATAGGCTTTTACAGATTGCTGGGAAGGAGGTAAGATTGCGCTGTCCTCCGACATTGCGTCAGTATCTATAACAGGGGTTGAAGGTCCAACATAGGTTGATCCTAAAAATAAAGCTGGGTTCGTATCACTTGCATGAATTGACCCTGAGTCAAAAGTAAATGTTAAGGTTGTGTTTGGTGCAGAATAAGAACTGGTAGCTATTTTTCCAAAAATTCCTGTTGTGCTAGTATTAGCACCTGTTAATTTAATTCTTCTTCCAACATGATGAGTACCTGTAACATCAACACCAATAGTAACGGATGTAGCACTGGCTCTTGTATAGGTGTTGGTTGTATCCCCGTTGCCAAGGACAAACCATTCTTTATCATTCCATTGTGATTTTTGTGCAGACATATCTGCTCGCATAACATTATTAACTAAGCTGGGGCTCATTCCTTCTGAAACATTGATTCCGCTTAATGTACTGTTGCTACTTGCTGTTGTTGAATAATCTTTTATTGCCATCTAATACCTCGGTTTAAAATCTCCTTGTTTTACGTCACCTTTGTTTGCTTCTGTGTAACTTTTCAATGTTCCTCCACCTAGCAAGTGAGAAAATAGTATAGTTGCTGTTTTAGTTTTCATACCTATTTCTCTTATTTTTGCTAATTGACTTTTTCCTTCTGGGGTTGTTAATAATTTTGCCATATTTATAGCTAATTTATTTGCTCTTACGTCAGTCCACCATTTATTTAAACGTGAAGGTTGGTTCCAAATTTCTAATGTTTCAATTGCTTGACCGATAAAAGGTTTAGCATCCTGCATAAATTCTTGTTGTGCCATTATTTTCCAAGCTGTATCACTATTAAAATCCATAGCTTTTATTGTTTGATTTAATAAAGTCATTACATCTGCAAATTCTCTACCAAAACCATCAATTCCTTTGAAAGACTCAATCATAATATCACGCTGTCTTTTAGTACCAAAAATTTTCTTATAAAAAGAACCGCCAAGATTACTAGACGACAATAAACTATCGTCTTTTAACACAGTCTCAAAAACGTTTTCTAAATGACCTCTAACTAATTGGTTCCATTCATTACCTTTACCGTGTTTGAAAAATAATTCTCTTGCATGTTTAACATCAGCAACACTGCTTTTGTTTGAGTTAAAAATTATTTTTCCAACATTAGCAAACATATTTTCATTTTGTTTAGCTATTTGATTAACAAAACCACCTTTAATTTTATCTATGTTTGGAACGCCATGTTCATATATTGCTCTTGCTTTTGCATAATCAGAACTGGCACTATCCATATTACCTAAAAGACTTTCTTTAATTTTTGCAAAATTAACAATATTTCCTTTAGCAATAGATGTATCTGTTTTACCAGCAGAATTAAGTATTTGATCTATTTCTTTTTTAACCATATCTAATGATTTTAAAGATGAATTAGGAACCACGATTACATCACCTTGAAGATCTCTAACTTCGTTAAACAACATACTTTTTACATTTTGTAATTTAGAAAGAGTATTTCCTTTTGAAACTTTAATTAATTCATCAATAAGATTAATGGTACTTGAAACATCAACATTATTAACTTGAAATGCTTTATTATAAAATGCTTTAGATTTATCAATAAGTATTCTTTCTTCACCTTTTATAATTGCATTTGCACCTATAATACTTTCTTTAAATGCTAAATCAGGTGCTATTTCTTTTTCTGATATATTGACAAATAATTTATATACAGCATCTTTAACTTCACCATTTCGCATGTTATAAAATGCATTTAAAATTTCATCTGAATTTGGTTTATTAGCTAAAAGTTTTTGTAATTTAATTAATCGTGGATCACCACTAGATTCAGCGTGCGTTAATGAAATTTTATATTTTTTAGATAAAATATCAATTTTGTTTTTTATATCAGTATTATATTTTTGAAATTTATCACCAATTTTAAAATTCTTAATTCTTGCGGGTAATTTACTTATAACTTTTTTAATAGCGGGATTAAGTAACCAATTTGCTGATAATTGACCCCCAAGTTCAACAAGACCAGCACCTCCAATGTGTAATGCTCTTTTTTCTATTGGCAATTCTTCACCTGTTAATTTGTGAGATAAGGCTTGTCTAAAACTTTCGCCCGCCACTCCTGATCCACCAGCAATAATTGGATTTCCTCCACTCATTATTGCACCTCCTGTACCAGCAACAATTGGTATTGATGGTCCTACGGCTCTTGAAACCCATTCATCTATATTTGCTGGATTACTTTTTACAGCAGAAAAATTAGGTGTTGCCCAATATAATTTTTGGTCATTGCCTAAATAATAAATTCTACCATCTTGTTGACCAAATCGCCCTATTGCTTCATTAATAGGCATGTTAGGAAATTTACTTTTTGCATATGCTTTAACAGAATAAAAACTATCATGCGGTAAAGATCCAACAGCTATACCAGTATTATCAATGTAATTATTTTCATGTATTTCTGGGTACATGTTTGTAATTTTTCCCGCTTTGGTTTCAGTATTTCCTAAATCCACATTACCCAATGCACTTGTATCGTCTTTTAAGACTGGACCTTCAGGAATTTCTAGTTGTTCATTTTGAATTTCAGTTGCCCAATCTTTAGCTATTGCAGTTCCCATTATCTTATATTCTCCAATGTAAAGATATTGTTATCTGGATTACCAAACATTAATAATTTTAATTGTCTTTTGACTTCTGCGTCTATTTCTTCTTCTGATTTAAACTCCCAGTTTTCATCAGCTTTTAATTCTGTTTTAATTTCATTACCTATATCATTAACGTATTTATCAACGCTTGATAAACTCATTATAGCTTCTGGGTCTAAATTACCATTAGCATCTGTTGGTATATTTAAACCTGAACGTAAAATTAAATTATAACGGATTGTTGATTTCATCGCGTTATTTAAAATACCATTTAGTTTAGCTTCGTATTCCGTAGGTGATAATTTTCTTGGATCAGCAAAACCTTTTAAAATACGTTCAGCTTCCTTTTCTGACATTTGCGCGCCTGTGATACTTTTAATGTAAGCATTTGTCATTTCCCATGATTTTTGCTCCCATTCAGAATATGCTGTAATTAATTTTTTATCTTCTTCTGAAATGTCACCAACCCAATCACCTAAACCATCTTTTATTTTTAAATAATTAATTTTCAATTTTGTAGGTAATTGACTAAATTCTGGTTTATATAATTCTTTTATTTCTTTAAATCCTTCAAAATTAACACTGTTATTAATTATTTGTTGTTCAAGATTTTTCTTAGTTCCTTTTTCCACAGAACTAGAAGCAGAACCACCAATTTGCAGTGTGGTTGAACCATCAGCACCAGTAGTAAATGTTATATTCTGACCATTCATTTTAGCCAAAACGTAATCTTGTTTTTCCTCTAATGTTAATTCACGTTTTATAATATTTTCAAAGTCACGAATATTTTTAGCAAAAGTTCCTTCTTTGTCAGGAATTTTATAAGAATTTGGATTAGCTAAAATATCTTTAACACTAACATACTGTTTTAATGGATCACCTTTAGTATCTAATAATGGTTTAGTATAATTACTATCCTTATCCATAACTACCATTTCTTTAACACTAGGAACTTTATTTAAATTCTTTTGTTTGTTCATGTAAAGATCAGCAATAAACTTAGAACCTTCCACATGTCCTAATGTTAAGGCAAATGCTTTTTCTTCATTATTTAAAAAATCACTTGCAATTAAACTATTAAAATTTTCTTTATTTTGTATTGAGTCTTTTAATGCTGTTGTTGTTTGTAGTTGTTTTGTTGCTCTATCAATAGCTTTGTCATAAGTATTCATTCCTGAACTAACGCTATCACTTAATATCATAGCAGGATTAATATTTTCTGTTGCTGGACGAGGACCAGATAAAGCTATTGCTCTTAAACCAGCATCTAATAAACCCCTACCTCTTGCTCTTTTAACCGCATCAATACCGAGTAAATTTGCTGTTGGATTATTTGTTAGATCAGGAAATAATAATTTTTCTAAAGCACCCATTTATGCAGAACCCAATCCGCCTAATAAAGCACCACCCCATAAGTATGGATTAGCCGAACCTGTTGCACCAAGCATTTCATAAATACCAGCACCAGTAGAAGCACCACCCAACATTCCCATAATAGGATTTTTGGTCATAGGTGTTATTGTGGATTGTGATGTTCCAAAAGGACCACCAACACTTGCTTGATATTCTCTTAACTTTTCGTATGGTTTACGTTGTTCAAATTCATAACGTTTCATTGCATCACCAAGCATACGTTGTGATAGTTCTTCTCTTGCACCACCGACTGTTTGCAGTTTAGAAATATCTGAATAATCCATTTCACCTAATGCTGGTGCTTTCAATGCCATGGAGTCCATAACAGCACGTTCTCTGTTATAATTATCAGCATAAACTTTATTAGATAAGTCACCTAAAGAGTCTGCCAATACGCCTGTATGCGCGCCTGAACCATATCTTCCACCTTGTGCAACATTGGAATTTACTCCTGTTGTGACTTTATCAGCCATTGTATTAAATAAATTATTTACATAAGGATTTGTTGCAGGATTTAAAAAGGCACCTGACATAACGTTATCAGCGTATGTTTGTGATTTTGGTAAAAGGGGATTACCTTGTAAGGCTCTTGCTTTTGCTAATTGTAAAGCTGTTTCTGTTTCATTGGCAAAAGGCACATAGGTAGCATTTGGATAATAACTTGGAACATTCGCTTGATTAAATAATTCTTCCGCACGTTCAAAACCTTTTTCTAAATATGGTGATTGAACTTTCCACGGTTCCGTAATTGTTTGTGTTGTTTGTGTCCCTGCACTTTTACTCATTTTAATTCCTTTGTCATAACAATATGTTTTGCTTCATAATCCTTTAGTTTTTTAATCCATCCTCTGCGTCCGACTAATTCGATACGTTTGCAATTATTTTGTTTGGACCATTCTTCTACTTGTTTTGTCATTTCATCTAACCAAAGATGTAATTTAGATCCGCCAGCTAAAAACCAACGGCATACTTTAAATTTAGGATATTCAATTATCTGGGTTAATACTGCTGACTCTACTTTGTCTTTCCAGCTTATCCATAATTGCATATCTTTTTTTAAAATACCGTCTAATAAATTTCTTCCATCATAGGAAAAGTCATCATAAACAATGGCTTTCATCAATAATGGTTCTACTTGTCCCCATATAGCTTGTACGTTCTGCGGGGGAACATAAGAAATTATTCTATCCGATGACGATGTATTTGTACGTTCTGTCTGTTTGACCATTGTTTGCATGTGTTAAGGTTGCTGTTTGTTTCCCTTGCGCGGAAACATATAAACTCGTCATTCCTGCCGACGCATTAGACGTAGTAGGCATAAAGACTATAACACTATCTCCTCCCAAACGTTTATCTAACAAAGTAGTTGTCGTTTGTGATGCTGTTAGTGTTATTGATCCTGTTGAGTTTAATTTTCCATCTAAGGAATTGTTAACTACAATGGCTAGTTGTCGTCGATGTTCTTCTTCTACGGGATTGGATAATGGTACAGCTTGAAACTGATTAGCCATTACCTTCTTCCTTCGGGTCTTGCATCAACATCAACACCCTGCATATTCGTAAAGTTTCCATTTACGATAACTCTTAATCGGTGATACCTTGAATTAGATCTAAGAGGACAATCACCTGATGATTTAACTGTTACTGCGCTTCCTGTTGTTACTGCGTCTGCTTGGGAAGAACGATTAATCGGTGTTACCGTAATTGTTGTGTTTTCCCCGTTAGCATCCACTATTGGTCTAGCGTTAATCAGTGTAGATCTTTTACCTTCAGCACCTTCAAATTCTGTTGTATCGACGGTAGCGGTCATTGACCCACCCATAAATTTACCAAACTTTTTAGCACTCGAAAATCCTGCTAAACCAAGTACACCTTCTTGATAAAAATATGAGTCTAAAGGTTTTGGTAAATCATCTAATGACCCTAATACATCTAAACTTTCTAATGTTGTAAATGCTTCTTGGGAAGCTGTACCAATAAAATCTAAATCTTGTCCTGAACAAGTTGACCATGAGTCAGTTGCGTAATTATAAACAAGCATTTTATTATTAATTGTACTAGAACCAGTAGCACCAGAACCACGATAAGAAACAACATATAAACTGTTGTTAGTATCAATAGCCGAACAAATTCCATCAAAGTTTGACGATAAGTCCTCAAAAAAGAATTCATCAATTTTACCTTTAGATATTGGTGTAATTTTTGAACCGTTGGTAATTTTATAAAATCCATCTTGTGATAAAAAGAATATATCACTACCTACATTAGCAATAGATTTAGGTGCAAAGGCACCTATATTATCTGCTACTTTAGAAAACTGAAAGATTAATGGAGTACCAACAAAATCGGCTCTCCAAATTGCTTTATCCGTAAAAATAACACCAAAAGACTCACCGCCCACAATACCTTGAATATTACCAGTATCAGGTAAATCCTGATAGTCTGACATAGTAGTTTGTGATACCGTGAATGTGGTTGGATCATTTATCCCTGACCATTTGACGCGGTTTGAATACGTTGTACTGCTTTCTACTGTATAACCAGTAAAAACAAAATCTCTTATAACTGCAACATATTTAGCTTTTAATGATACTAAATCAGCAAAAGCGGAAGATGTTCCTTCTACAAAAGATTGAATATTATCGGCAAAGTTAGTAGCAATAACCCTGCTACCAAATTGACAGAAGGACCAAAAGTCACGAGCATTTTCCGTAGTTGCATTACTATAACCTCCTGATTTTGATTTATCAATAAAGACAATACTAGAGTTCATTTGATATAACTTAGTAGCATCACCACAATAATTAGTTGTTCCTGATGCACTTAGTTGTGTATGTAATCCTACGGCTGGTCCTGTTAAAGCTGTTGTTGTTAATTCTGTAAATGATGGAAAACTTTTATATCCTTTTGCTAAAGGTATAACGTTATCTACTTTCATGCTTCCTCTATTTTGAAAAGAAGGCATGTCAGACATTAACTGCCCAAACTCAATCATGCAACACTCTTAGCAGTCATTTGCAATGGACCTGATGAATGTCGTCCTACCTCATCTGATGCATTAGCCACTTTAACTGCTTCCCTATATAATTCTGCCCATACTCCTAAACGTTCATCTTGCATTAAAAAAGGTGCTGACTCTAACAAAGATGCATACAAATATAAATCTGGATGATTTGTTAAAATTGCATTTGATGTATTACTATCACTTAATGCAGTTGGTTTAGAATAATACGCCCACTCAATTGAATAACTACTATCAGGAGTTGGACCAAAGTATAATTTTTCACCTATAACAGTTTGATAAATGGGTTCTCCACTTGTTACACCGCCATAGTTTCTTGTTAATTCAAAAGGTGACATGTAACGTAATACAATTTTAGGTGTTGTATTTAATGCTACATATCTAAATTCTAAAAAATTAGTTGGCAAGGCAAGATAGTTAGTACCACCTGTTGCTGTTGATGTTCCCACGTTTTCCATGATGCGTAGTCTTAGATCTCTACCATGTCTTGCTTCTGCTAAAGCAATAAAATCTGGAATGTATGATGTTAAATCATCGCGGTTTAAATAATTAGCAATTGATGTTTTTAAATTTGCAAAAGTATCTAAAGCCATTATATATCACCGTGCCATGTTCTAAAATATTGAAATTCATTACTGTTTAATTTTTGTTGAATTTTTTTCCAATCATTAGGATCAAAAAAATTTATTCCTTCTTTACGCCATTGATCAATAACTACTCTAGGAATACATGCAACATGCTTCATAAAATTTCCACTTTGATCTATGTGGTTCATTTCTATTTTATTTGCATTTAAAATAGGTTCTATATCCTGCTCTTGATATAAAGTTGTTTTATCCTCTGCTTCGTCATAATGAAAATATTGTCGCACATCTGATGGATTAAACGGTCTATTTAATGGTGTTAAATCGGGCATATTTTCCTTGTTTTCTGCGTTTTTTTAGTTATTTTAATTATTTATTTGACATATAACATTGTTATAGGATATAACATCGTTAAATAAACAAGAAGGATAAACGATGAAACTAATATCAAATAATAACGAACTTGTAAGAAGTGCTAAAAAATCTCATGTTCAAATATATGATTATTTATCTAACAAAACATCTGCTCATGCAGTTTATAAAGATAAAGCAACTAATAAAGAATATTTAGTTGATATTAATATTACCGATGAAAAAAATATTAAAATTAATAATATTGAACAAATAAAGGACGGGGAATAATCCCCGTTTATAACCTAAAGGAATAATTATGAAAAAATATATTGATAAATTAAATCCTACTTTCAAATTAATGACTTTAGAAAATTCAGATCATTCTGCGAATTACCAAAAACAAATTAGAAGAAATAATGACAATCATAATAATTGTTGTTCTATTTGTGGTAAATGGACTCCCAGACCTACAAATCATTTTTATATGGTTTTAGGTGGTGGAACCTATTGTCATCCAGATCATATTGAATATTATTATCATAATGATGCTGGTTTAATTGGCGTTCAACCAGTTGGTTCTGAATGTGCAAAAAAAATATCAGATGAATTAAAAGAATTTCTTGTTACCTCTAAAGATTTTGATTTTTTAAAAGAGGGGGAGTAAAAACTCCCCCCCTACATTAATTACGATACTGTATTATCAAATACTCCACCACTAGCTTTTTCATTTTCACTAATTAGTGTGTATTCAACGATTAACTGAGATTTAGATGAGTCACCAGTTACCGACAAGTCTTGTGTAGTGAATGGTCTTAAATAACCAATCGCCCATTTATCTTGTTCTAGTATCAGTAAGTCTCTTGTTCTCACTAATCTGTTTGGAATTACTTTCATTGAGCCGTAGTCACTACGGTACACATCAAAGTAATCTCCGATAGTTGCATTGTTATCGACAACGCTTCTAGTAGCATCTGCTCTACCAGTAAAAGCATTCATTGCTCTTTTGTTAAAAGCACCAACATGTATCACATCGGGATTTCCCCCAGATGCAAAAATCAAGTCTAATGCACTTCTAAAGATAGTTTCAGTCAATGCTCTTTGGGTTCCATCAGTTCGGGCATCGGTCCCGTTTCCTGCTGGGGAAGCTGGTGAACCAGCCGCGCCCATGATGTCATTTGTTGCTATCCAACTTTGAACGGAACCTAGTTCCCTCGCTGTTGATGCGTTTCCTGCAACACGCCCGTTGTTTAATCCAATCATTGCGTGTTCCATGTCTTTTTTTAGTTCTTTAGATTTGTGAAGCATTTGGAACGCTTTTTCTTTTTTACGTCCTGCTCTGTTCACTGCATCTAAAGTATTAGATACCACTACAGTTTTGTCAGAAATTTGAGTATAGTTTCCAACTCTTGTAGTTGTTAAAGAAGCGTCTAATGTCGCTTCATCACCTTCAATAACTTTGTTATCGGCAACGGCACTTACAATGTTGTTATCGTGAATTTTTTAATTATCACTTCTATATATTGCTATATAGTTCGGACTATATCATCAATCTTTCGATTGTTCGGCACTCTTGGATGGATTATTTTTTCATCACCATCTAGTCTCTGAACCTTCTACATCTGTTGAATTATGTAGCTTGGCTTCTGATTGTCCCAATGGGAGTTTCCAGAAATTCACCGAATTTTTACACCTTAATAGGTGGCACTAAATTAATGCTAAAGTTTGCCATTCGTGAAAAGTATTTGTCACTTTTTCAGTTTTCAACCCACTTAAAAATGGAGTTTCTGTAACTGCCACTAATGAGATTAGGTTCGTCAAATCTTCACGATTACCGATGCTGTCATAAGACATTATGTTAACGTTAAGGTTCTTTATCCTTAACTTCTATCATTTTATATATAGTGATAGTTCAGACTATATCTTAACCTTTCGGTCTTGGGATTTCGTGGAGAGATTATTGTTGGTACTCACTCTCTAGTCGTTACACCTTCTATGAAACTTAAAACCTTCATAGCTTGGCACGGTATTATCCATTTCAGGACGTTCACCGTTTAACCCAATTTTACTTCAACTACTTATTTAATCGAAGGTATTGGTTGGCTGTGCCATTGTTTTACCTTTCTAATTTAAAACATTCATAAACGCATCTAGCATGTCACCTGACTTACCAGACTTAGCGCGTTTAATTGCATCTTTGCGACGTTCGTAGTTAGCATCATCTTTGGAAACTGAAACACCAGACTTAGAAACTTTTGGAACATTTTTTACTTTTTTGTCACCAAGTTTAGCTTTCTTTAATTGATTATATTTCATGCCTTCTATCGCTACCATGACGGTACGATGGTCGGTTAACATGCTTAATTCTTGATCGCTAAATCCAATTTCATTTAAGTAATTTTTAACGCCCGATTGCACTTTCCCCCTTTTAACGGGATCAGCAAAATCAGGAACTTTTTCACTTAACATATTACTTTGTGTCGTAACATATTCAGCGTACTTTTTCTTTTGTTCCTCTTGTTGTTTTGTTTCTATTGACTTTAATTCATTTTCCGCTTGTTGACGCACTTCTTTTTTCTTATCTGACTCTGCTTTCATTCTAACATATTCAATAGGATCATCGTTATACACTTGGTCCCAATCTATGTTATCATCCTGCTTATCAGAATTGATAAAAGATTTTAATTTAACTGCGTAATCATCGCGTTCTTTTTTTACCGCTTCCATTTCAGTTTGCGTTTTAGAACGTTCATTTTCTAAATTTTTACGTTCGGTTGCTAGCTGATTTGTCTTAGTTGAGTAATCGCGTTGACGGCTATATCCATTTTTAAGTTCTTCAAGGTTAACTTTTTCATCTTGTCCGTTTATTTTAACGGAATAAAGTTCCTCGGTCCCTTCTGCTGGGGAGTTGTCAGCTTCCTCTAGTTCCAGATCATCTGGCGTTGGTTCATCGGCGGGTGCGTCTGGTTGTGCTTTCGCGTCCTGTTCACCTTCTGATGTCGGTTGTTCGTTCTCTGCGGTTAGTAAGTTCTCGAACTGACCTAATAAGTTTTCTTTAACCTCTGGTTCTGCAACCTTTGGTTCTTCAGTAACCGCAGTTTCCTGAGTAGGATTGTCTGCCATGTTTTACCTTTATTTTTTTAATAATTTACCAGTCTCCATTATGGATTTTAACTGGTTTAAAACCGACTCATGCATCTTTATCATAAGATAAAGTTTTTCGCGTGCTTCGGTATCTCGAATAGGACTATTAACTAATTCGTTCATCAGTTCTATTCGTAACTTTTCATTCGCTTCCTTAAAAATAGAATGCTCTAAAATCTTTTTTGCTTCTTCAGATCTTTTTAATTCTTGCTCTTTATCCACTATCTACCTTTATAAAAACCACCAAGACTTGTTGACCATCCTGACCCACTGCTTTTGTTGTATTTTTTTGAATCTCTATCAGCTAAATTTCTTGCTATATTTTTAGCAATAGCGGATTTATAAGCCGTGTCGTCTCTTTGTCCTTCTTTATTTAATAAAGAACTTTTATAACGTTTATATTTTTTACTTCTTTTAACATTAATTGGTGTTCCACCTTGTCCTGAATTAACTTGTTGCGTTGGAGATTGATAACCTTGTCCACTCCCTTGTGTTCCTTTACCTAAAGTATTAAGCAATTCATTAACAGTTTTTCCTTTAATTGCTTTATTGGTTGAGCCACCAATAATTACATCACCAACCTGTTTTAAATAATTTTCAGGAGTAAATTGTGTAAATAAATCTCCACTTAGTTCTCCAAAAGCCAAAGGATTATCAGCAAAATGTTGTGATATAGTTTGATCTATTAAAGTTTTTATAGCTTTATCATATTTTGCTTCTCTCCTTTTAGGACCACCAAATAAAGTATCAAAAATTTGAAACCATCCAAATCCACCTCCTTTACTGGGGTCAAAAGTATAAATAGGATTTCCATCTTTATCTTTGCCTGTTTTGTATTTATTTACAAATTGATCAGCACTCCACGGCTCAGACATATCTTTTTTCATTTTTCTAAGTATTCTTTCACTTTCAGTAAGCGGAACTTCGTTTTCATCATCCCTTGTATTATTATCCATGTTTATACAAAATGGATGATCAACGTTTTCTTCAAGAGAACAAAAAACCCCTAAATCAAAAGCATTTTCAGGAACATCTGGGTCAGGAATAGGATCTGTACTCCATTCATACGGTGTTGCTGTTGCAAAATCCATTGGTACCGCACCTAAAGTTGTCCCTTGTCCGCTTGCAATATCAGAAAATAATAATGAATCTTGAAAAGGAATAAAATTAGCCATTATAATGTACCTATTTGTGCTTTCTTATTAATTTTTTCTCGTTCAATTTGAATTTCAGCTACCATTTCTTCTTGTTTTAATTTTATTTCTGCTATCATTTCCTGTTTCTTTAATTCTAGTTCAGCTTCCATTTTTTCTTTTCGCAATTGTAGATCTCCTATATTCTTTTCTCTATCCGCTTGTATTTGTTGCTGTGTTGCAATTAACAATGGATTATCCTGCATTGGATCTTTTTTCTGTTCAGGCGGTTGTGTTTCTGGATTAACAAAAAATTCTTGCGGGGATTTAAACCCTGCATTGTGAACCATTCTTTCCAGTGTATTATAAATTGTTTGTTCATTTGCCAATCTACTACCTGACATTAAGATCTCTTTTTGAATACCTAAAATTTGTCCTAAAACTTGTAAACGTTGTTCATGTGTTCCCGTTCCTAACCCCACGTTTATTGTTAAATTAAATTTATTTTTCCACTCTCTTGGGTCTATTGGAACGTATTTATTTCTTATTTTAATTATTCTTTTATGATCTTGATATTGTGTTGTCAGTTGTAATAAACAATTCATTAGATCTTTAATTCCTGTTTCTGCAAACACTCTCGCAATCGTTTCAATACGTTGCCCTGCTGATTGCATTGCTTCTCTTACACCTGTTGCGGTTGTATGAGATTTTTGAATTGTGTTTGGATCTAAACCTTGTTGTAATCTGTTTATGCCTGAACGTTGTTCTTTTATTTGATCGACTTTCTCAATCATTGCCAAGCCTTCTTGCATAAAGTTTTGCGCCTGTAATGGCACAACAGCGTTTGGTGATTTAACTCTAACTATATTTCCTGCTCTGGATTGTAGTAAATCATCCAAATTAACCATTCCGTCCTGCGCTAAAACCCTAGAATTATTCATAAGGAAAGCGTTGTCCAAGCACTGTCTTAGCAACACTGACTTTATTTGCTGGATGTCCATAACGAGGTCTGCAACACTCATTCCAAATAAACGATGCGGATTAATAATCGGTGTTATCGTTGAAAAAGGAATATAACTTATTTCTTCTACATCCAAAATTTCATTCGTATCACCAACAGTAACCACTTTTAATAATTCGGCTACTCCGTCATTATCAATATCGGTGCGGATATAATTTTCCATGTAAAGAATTTCACGCATAGATGGATCAGCGTTTTCATCCATATTACTTTCTTCATTAAACATGTTACGGCTTAATGTTTCTTCATTCCATGTGGAATTTGCGTAAGATGGTAGATCTTCTATTTTTTTTCTATCAAAACCTTCACCAATTAATTCTGATACCGTCTTTTTTAACCGATGCGCTACATATGGCGCATCCACTAAATTTTTTGCTCTTTTGGAAACAAGCATTTCTTCGGGAGGAACGTTTTCTATGCAAATTTTTCCTGATGATGATTTTCTTTTAACCTTAACATTAAATGTTACTTGATTATCAGGTAATTCACCCTGTTCCGTCATCACCATTTTTTCTTCTAAAACTTCTTCGACGCTTATAACTTCAACGTCATCATCAACCAATAAAGCCTGATATTCTATCTCTGTTAAACCTTTATAACTCTCTTTAATAAATTCATCTTCATACTTGTAATAATGCTTAATAAATCCATTTTTTTGAATTAATGCATCTTTGAACCAAGTATAAAATATTTGCCATCCATCATTATCCTTCATGATGATATGGTTTATGTATTCTGTTGCCTGTTTGGATGCTTCTTCATCTTCCTCAGATACAGGCTCAAATTTAACTATATCGTCTCCTGCTGTGAATATTCTGAGTAAACTGGGGAGAACACTCTCAACAGCTTCCAGCACATCAGAGGATATAACCTGAGATCTGCCTTCTACCTCATTACCAAAAGGTTCTGAATTATAATAATCTAAGGCTAGGCTTCGTTCTTGGACCAATTTACCGTTCTGATACCCTAAAGCATCAGTAATTTCGCGCGTAATGGTTCCTTTTAACTCAGCTTCTTTTTTTTTATTTAATTTCATTGATTATTATTTCTTTATAGTGTAACGTTGTTATATGACTAAAACAAAATTTAGAAAATTTTTAAAATATCTCGGTATTAGCCAAGGTCAATTGGCTAGGGAGTCAGGTCAAACAAGAACGAGCATCGGTAATTATTTCAATGGTCGTCGTCCCATCAATACGTTGATGGCGTGGGGTCTGAACCTGAAGGTTGAGAACGAGGATCTTAAAAAGAAAAATACTAAACTATCCCAGAAGGTCCATACTTTAAATCAGAGGACCAAGAACTAGACTCGTTTAATCCGATTGCCATATATCTCATGGCATCACAGCTATTTGACTCTGTTCCGTGGTGTGGGGTAGAGGTGATTTCTCCTAATTGATTTGTTTTCCATCTATATTGCTTTAGGCAATTAACTAAGTAATCACATTTATCCTTATCCAGCCATACTCTTTTCAGGACCATTCTCAGAGCATTAATACCTTCTTCTACCTTTAACTTAGGTACGGCTTGTATAAACCATCCTAAATTGGAAGCTATCTCTTGCCTGCTTTTTCCTGATCCTAACTCAGTAACGACAATATCATGCCCTGCAAAGTGATTATCATAGGTATAAGGGAGTTCCTTTAACTTATTAGCGTAATATTCTATACTTTCTCCTGATCCTTCTAAATGATCAATTACATGTATAGCTGAACCCTGTTTTTGAATAAATACGATGCTGAAAGCATCCCTGAACCCAATATCCGAAAACGTGGTTACGGGCAATTCTGGAATATGCGGGACTTTTGTAATTCTGTTTTCATCCTCTACTAATTGCATCGATTTTGAATAAATTCCATTTACAACCCCAGCATCAAAATCAACCATAAATTCAGTTGCAAATTCTTCAGGACTCATCATTAATCTTAGATTTTCCAATTCATCCTTTGGAATAATTTTTGTATCTTCCACGGTGTATTTTTTAATAAACCAATCTTTCTTGCCTTGGTTCTTCATATACATTTGATAAAAGAAATTATGACCTGAAGGGGTCCCAATAGCAATTAACCATCCTGAATTTTTATCCATTTGGTGCCTATCGACTAATGCAGGACGTAGAACCTTATTTAACAGGTCCTTATGAAGTAACTGTGTTTCATCTAAGCCTACACCGTCAGCATAAATTCCACGAATGGAGTCAACACTAGATCCATCAGCGCCTAATAATTGTATTCTTCTTCCCCCCACCATATCACAGCGTAATTCGGTTTCATGATACGTTGTATTAGGGATATTTTTTGTTAAAAATTTTAATGTATCCCAATGTATCTTCTTCACCTGTGAATAGGTAGCCGATATAATATAATACCTAGGATTAGGTAATGTGCATTGAAAACATTTTTTTAATGTTTGTGCCAATAGCCAGTAGCTTTTGCCAAATCTTCTATGACACGGAATTACATTAAAGCGTTTTACTTTTTTATGTAACTGTGCCTGATGTTTTCTAGGCTTGTAAGGTATTGTTACGTTGGTCATTCATACTTTCTACGGGAAGAAATAAAAAAAAGGACTTATATTTCTATAAATCCCTTTTTTCGTGATGTGCATAGACTCCGTGTAAGAAACTATGTTTAC